GTCGTCAGACCTTCCATCAATGTTCGGTGGGTTTACGGCCCACCCGGAGTGGGTAAATCCCGGATGGCCCACGAGTCCCTCCCTTCCGCCTATGTGAAGGATCCAAGAACAAAATGGTGGAATGGATACCTATGTGAAAAAGAAGTTATCATAGATGACTTTGGTCCGGGTGGTATAGATATCAATCATCTGCTTAGATGGTTTGATCGTTACAAATGTATCGTAGAAAATAAAGGGGGTATGGTTCCATTGTATGCTGACACTTTCATTGTCACATCAAATTTCCATCCCCGGGATATATTTAAATGGGGTGATGAAGTCAACCCCCAGCTGCCAGCTCTGCTGCGCAGGATTGTACTCGTTGAGATGTAATAACAAGTCAATACCAGTTATTAAATACCCCCTTGCCGTAAGACTATCGACACACACTTCCCAAAACGACTGATCTTATAAAAACTGGTCGGCGCTCTGGATCAGGCGCCGCAGTCGCCGAGCCAGGGCTGTAGCTGACACCCGGAAGAGCCGAAGGCTCTGTCCCTGGAGAGCGCAGCGTCTAACGTTTTCTATAAATAGCCCCCACTATCAGCCATTCGACAATGAAATGGCTCGCGGGATTCATACTCGCAAAAGGTCAAGACCTACTTCGTTTAAAGGTCGTGTTGTTAAACGCAGACGCATCACGAGACGTGGTGCTAAAAGTTCTAATCTCACGTCGCAAAGTGGAGCGGGTGGAGGAATCAGATTCAAATCCAAACGACTCTCGAGGTCCAAATGGAGAAACATGTTATGGAACGCAACGTTAATGAAAGAACATTACCGTTCAAATTCGTCCGGAAGTACCTCGATAACTACTCCCGCAACCACCAATACGATGACTTCATTAATTTTACCGGCTATGCGGTTTGCTGCAACGCCGTTCTACACGGCTGCCGGAGGTGCTATTAATCCAGATGCTGCACAGGCACTACCTATATTTACAGGTGATGTTACATTACGTGGAGGTATGATTGGTTGTAGGATTGCTAATACGTTTGATGCAACGGATTCGGCAAGAACGACTATTCAAGGAACAGTATATCTAATCAAGACAACGAAAAACTTTGACCCTGCACTTGTGTTAACCCCTCTGCCCGTTGGATGGGATCCAACGATAGTTCAAGACTTCAATACTTTTATTGGAAGGATTTTATATAGGAAAACGTTTCTTCTACGCGACGCTGATTCTGCGGTTATAGAATACCGTTTGAAATGTCAGAAAATTGATGTAGGTGATTACGTAGCGGACTTTAGTTCATATGCCTGGCTTGTATTAGCTGGAAATGTTGATACAGCCGCTGCCAGGTCGTTTGCTGTCACGTTGTTTTATAATTTATCATTCTGCGCTGATGCAGTGTAATCGTAAGCGATGATGTAATGGGAGCACGCGTTGGGGCTAAGTATTACCCCCAACGCCCTGCCCCCTCCCTCTGCCCCCTCTATAAATAAAGTGTTATCTTTCGTGTGTATCAATGCCTCGCAATAAGCCTTTAGTTCATTTCTGTTTCACTCTCAATAACTATGTCGAAGAGGAAGATGTGCCCCGCCTCACAGCTTTCTTCGAAGAAGAAGCCAAGTATTGGATCATCGGTCGTGAGATCGGAGATTCAGGAACTCCTCATCTCCAAGGGTACGCCTCGCTTCGAAGACGGAGTTCTTTCAACTCTGTTCGGGATAAGCTCGGCTCTCGGTGCCATATCGAGAGCTCAAGAGGTACTGCTCGACAAAATAGAGAATATTGCTCTAAAGGTGGAGACTATGTCGAAGGAGGTTCAATCAATGAAGGGGCCGCCTCTGGACGTTCCCGTGATGAACTTGCAAAGTCCTTCATGGCTTCCGTCGAACACGGAGCTAGCGGAGTGGCTGAGTTCGCCGATGCCGAGCCCGGAGCGTACCTCTTCTCTGGACATAACTTGCTCCGAAATGCCCTTTCTCTCAAACAACCAGTCGTCAGACCTTCCATCAATGTTCGGTGGGTTTACGGCCCACCCGGAGTGGGTAAATCCCGGATGGCCCACGAGTCCCTCCCTTCCGCCTATGTGAAGGATCCAAGAACAAAATGGTGGA